AGGAAATCCGCCTGTACTTGTTTGCTTGCTCATGTTTGCCCTCGTCATTGCCATTGTTTTACCTAAGAAGTTGTTACTGTTACTGAACCTAGAGATGCGTTCATTACAAACTCTAGTTTGTTATCCAAAGACCCTGAGTATCTTAACGCTCTACTTTCTGCATAACCTACAAAATCTGGTCTAGGATCTCGTATTGCTTGTGGATCATCCACTGGAAACATACCTAGCTTTAATTGTGGATGATCGTAATCAAAACAATAAGGACATGCCTTTAAGTTAGTATTATTACCTTTTCTTATTATATTACGCAAATCACGTAATTTATATCTAAATCCACATATATCACACTCTGCGATAGCTCTTTTTATGGATGCGAACCTATTAGACATAATTAAATCCTAGCAACTCTCGGTATGTATCGTTCAGAAGTCTTCTCTCTATCTTCACCTGCAGCTAAAGTATATTGTTCATCATAAGCTGCTTTTAACATAGCGACCCTATCAGCCAGCTCTGGTGTTTTCATGGCTATGTGATACGCCAAACCAGCAACTAAACAAGGTAAGAATCTGAATACCACGTCTGCTGTTTCAACACCGCTACCAGCGTCTTCTATCCTTCTCATCCTAAAATACACAAACGTATATGCCTGATCAGGCACAGGCCATAGGTTTACTCTGGGCGTAGCTAATCTTTCTACAAACACCTGTATTGGTCTACCGGTTGTTAACTTGTTAGGGATAGAGGCGTAAGTACTAACACCAATACGACTTATGGTGAGATCAGACTGTGTGGCTGTATTGCCTGCATTTGTGCGTATAACTTGATCTAACAGGTCTATAGTGTCTGCAGGTAAACTATATTGAGCTGTTCCTGCAGTGACGGATATCGTACCGCTATCAATAGTCCACATATTGATACCACGGTTCTGCCACTCAATAGTCATCAGGTTCATGGATCTACGAGCTGTACGAAGGTCATAACCTGACCGCATTTCACGACCGGCACGCTCCCACGCTTCTTCCGCAATTTCAGTGAAATCCATATCAAATGCGGTGGTGCCTGATGTAGCCATTTACTTTTTCCTTCTTAACGACTTTACACGTCTTGGTTTACCCGCCGGTTGTCCAATTCTCTTCTTCTGTGCAACCCTACTACGTTTTTGAGCGGCTGTCATTTCTCCAGTAGTTTTAGGAGTTTTTGAAGAAATACGCTTGGAAGGACGGCAATAAGGAGTTCCGCGCTTTTCGCCCTTCTTTCTGCCACACGCCTTGCCAGTGGATACATCTTTCCAATCCTCCTTAAACCAGCGCTTTAAGGCTAGACCACTTTTTGTTTTCCTGACTGCCATAAATAACTCACACGTACTTTGTAACTTTACGACGGCTAACTATTCCACAACCTCTAGCTATGTTACCGTTGCTGGCAGGTCTCTTTCTTTTACGTCTAGCTAGACCACCATTGTCAAAATTTACAACGCCCCCAGTGGCTTTCTTCTTTTTGCTGCCTTTGCCGTAGTTAGCAGCACCAACTTTTCTACATTTAGCAATAGCCCCCGAAGCATAAGCGCTTGGAAATACTCTATAGCGAGCTTTTACTTTGTGATAACAAGCGTCTTTAGGCATTTTTTCTAGCCCTCCTTATGCTTTCTTTACCTTGCCGAAATATCTTTGCAACTTCGGTCTTACCCATGACTTTGGCTCTTTGTTCACCAACAGTAAGTATCTGTATCTTTCTGGCAAAAGGCTTACTTACTTTCTTTACCTTTGCCACAGTAGCTCTAGCGTCAGCAGGAGTAGCAAACTTTATACCCACGGTATCCTTGGGATTCTCATCAGTATAAAGCCTGCGACCACTACCTTTTGGCTTTTTGCCTGTACCTACTCTTGGGTCTTTCTTTCTTCGCATTAGATGTACTTCGCTTTCCGCAGTCCTTTTCTCTCAATACCTGCTCCGCGAATCTTACCACCTTTTTTCATGCTTTTTTTCATGCCACCCATAGCCATGCCTTTTTTCTTCATGCCACCCATGGAAAAGCCTTTTTTCTTCATACCACCAGCAGCCATACCTTTTTTCTGTTTGTCTACCATTTTGATAGCAGCGTTTAGACCTCCAGCAGCCATACCTTTTTTCTTCATGCCACCCATGGAATAGCCTTTTTTCATGCCACCGGCTTTCATACCCATACCCATGTAAGGAGTTCCTTTGCCACCAGTGCCAGTTCTGCCCGAACCTACATTCGTGGCTGTTTTTGCGGCGGCTCTCTTTTTTCTATCCTCATCAACTATACGCCTACCAGACGAACCTAGAGGAATCATTGGAGTGCTTCCAGCTTTTGGCTTTGGAGCAGTAATACCTTTTTGATTAGGCATTACTTTTTTAGCTGCAGGTTTTGTAGGCTTCGGCTTTGGCGTAACCGTAGGAGCCTTTGGTCCTGCACGAGTCTTACCCTGTTGCTTGTTAAGATAATCACGCAAGGACAAACCTGATTTCTTCAACTCTTCTGCTGTTACCGCAGCTTTTTTCTTACCTGATTTATCGGTAAAAGTGCTAAGTCCACGCCGTTTTGCCTCTGCAATAGTTTTGGCTGGGCCTGTCTTTTTTCTTGGGCCGCTCATTGCACCGGGTGACATACCTGAACGTCTCCCACTCATTGCACCGGGTGACATTCCTAATTTCTTTTTGTTTCTAGGCATTCTAGGCAGTCCACCGTCCATTGCATCTTCTCTAGCCATTTTCTTCTTCCTTATACAAGTTGTTAAACACACGCTCGGTATCCCAAACATAACCCACATCTTCTTTTGAATTGTAAGTATGCTGGTTCGGTCTGAAGTCTGGAGCGCCTTGCCCTGTTTCAAACCATGCAGGATGCGTAACGCGCACCCGATTATTTGGTAACGCTACTATGTTACCTGTCAACTCACCAGCATCTAACAACTCTAGCACATGGCTTTGTTTGTGTTGTGCTGGGTGGTCTGCTACTTCGCTATCTGTATAATCAACAGTAAAGTAATATTTAGCAGGATAAAATTCACCATCTACCTTGGCTATCCAAGGTGCAGGAGATGCGCGTTCAATCTTATAGACTGAATGATAATGAGACATACAGTCCCAAGGTTGCGCTAGATAGGGTGGTAACTCTGTAGGCCACTCTTCATAGGGTACATCAGCTACAAGCGCTGTCAGAGGCATCCTAGCCCACATAGCGCCGCCATGTACGTTAGGGTCGTCAGTATCATCAGACTCACATCCTGTGAATATGACTTGAAAACTAAGAGTACGGTTGGGCATCGTAGTCACGGCAACCACCATAGCATGTAAAAATTCACCATGATATTCCTCTAGATTCTTAGTGTACTCTCTCCGAACCCACGCATTGAAGTGTGGTATATTTGATTGTAAGTATGGCATTTATCATCTTTCGGTTTTGCTCCATGCAAGATTCTCCTCGTATTGTCTACCTGTGAAATCTTCCCACATGGGTTTTAACATAGTATGCAATTCATCTATTTTTTGACTATTAGCGTCAGTCTTTACAGCCATGATAGCTATATTCTTATCTACTTCTATTAGAGTAGAGGATATCCATGTAAGCCCAGCTACGCATACGCCTACAAAAGCGACGAAAAGAGTGCCTGTTATAAACTGTTGTCCTAACATTTCCATCTCCGTCTTGCCTGACGCAACCTACTATTAGGATTCTTAGCTGCCTTTGGAAATTGTTTCATCTGACCTGCAGAACGAGCGCAGTATGATTTACGCCGTTTAGCAGCTTTACTACCAGCTTTTACTTTGCCTGTTACAGCGGTCTTTAGTTTGCTGCCGGGGTTGTCTTTACGGTATTTAGCAACACCTTTTTTAGTCATCCCAGCACCAGACTTAGTAGGACGCTTATGTCCTCCACCAATGGTGTGGCCCTTCATTGTGCCTTTTCGCCTAGCCATGGAAAAAAGTCATCATGTCTATAGTGGCTATCGTGTATTTAACTGACATACCATCTTCAAACAAAACACCGTCTGCCGGTATAGTTCTGTCTAATGTGGTGTTATCAGTTCCGATAGTGCGGGACTTAAACACTGCAGATCCGTTCTCTGGAGTATTATTAATAAACTCCACTGTCCCTGCTGTGCCACCAGATACTATAGAAAACCCTTTGAGTCTGATTCTGTTACTTCCGTTGATAGCTTCGGCGCAAAGATCGCCTGATCCTACCGTGATGTTCGCTGCATACTTAGCGGAACATTCTACGGCACTTACTGTTAAAAACAACTTTTCACCCGCAACAGTAGCTGCACTACCAGTAGAAGTTATAACTTCTGTCATGGCATTACCAAAAACATCTGTACCAGTTATTGTACAGGTCTTTGCATTATCCCCTGTACCAGCCGTGGTTACAGTGACATTTCTAGCACCGCCTCCAGCGAACGTGGTTTCCGCCATAGTCGCGCTAGTATCAGGTCTAGCGGCTGTAACCAAACGATCTGGATCTGATGCGTTTTCATCGCTGATGAATTTAGCTTTTATATCTGAGCTATGACTCATATTAATCTCCTTCAAGAAAGGAGAGGGGTAATCCCCTCTCTGTTAATATTAGCCATTAGCATAATCAAAAGCTGCACCGTGGATTTTAATAACCAACTTACCGGCAGTATATGCCGCGTCTGTTGCATCACCACAAGTCAGATACAAAAACTTTTTACTTAAAGCAGCTAAAGTTGAACCACCATCTGCTTCTGCGTAAAAGCCAAGTGTCAAATCACCATTATTAAGTAGAACAGTACCACTTGTTGTACCAGCGTTTTCTGCAGTAGTTCCTGTTGCTGAACAAACTAGATTTATGTCTGGATCTCCACCTGTTGGGACTTCTAAACAGGCAAACTCTATTAGATAAGGGATACCATTTACTGCTGATGTTAGCTCTGCAATATAGGCATTTGCTGCGCCACCATCTGTTCCTATGACATCATTAGCGGCACCACCTGATGCTAGTCCACCATGTAGATCAACAAGAATTGTTGTTGTGATGTCGCCACCAATCTTAGTAATAAATGTATTTATAGCGGCATCTGCAATACCGGAACCGTGTGCGTTTGGTGTGATGTTAAAGATTGTGGCTGCTGTGCCTAAGCTGGCATTGTTTGCGCCAACTGTTGTTCCTGCTGCAACGATGTTGTCTCTACCAGATGTAGCGACTTTTTGAACTTCAAGAACGCCTCCGCTAGTAGCATTTAACTGTTCTGTAAAAGTTCCTAGAGTAGAACTCTTAGTTACAACTTTAAATCCATTTTCGGAGCGTACTGCACCGTTAAAGGTAGTATTAGCCATGTCAATCTCCTGTCGTGGCTAGTGTCAGCCACAGGATGCGGCTGTCAGGAATAATTCATCGTATAGTAAAAAGAGGGGAGTAGCAAGCCACCCCCCTCTAATCCAGTTATGCTCCGGGTGAACCGAAGATACCCAACGGGTCAGATACACCGAACGAGTAACGCTCACGGGCTTTGTACCGGCTGTTGCCAGTGCTAAAGTCAGCATCCATAGCGGTAGTCATTGGACTACGTGTGAAGTGCTTGAGGCCGTTTGGAACGTCAGTCATAAGGAAGAAAGCGTCTGTATCAGTCAAGTAGTGATTGATTACATAGCCTTCTGGGATAGAACCATTATTGCGAAGTGCATTAAGGTCGTTATCCGCTGTACCTACACGTCCTTCAGTTTCTAACAAACGAGTTGCCACAAACTGTAGATTCGGTGGAATAACTAACTTGCGTGGTCTAGCAGCAATCAGCAAACCGCGCTCGTCAGTCCAACCAGCGATCTGAATAACGGCGGCTTCAAGAGAAGTCTCGTTAAGGTCAGCTGCAACTGCAGGCTCATTAGAGTTTGTACCACCATTTACAAGTGGATGGTCAGTAGCACACAGAGACTTACCATCTCCATATGTAGTGCCAGCAGCAAAAGCATTATTCAGGATAGTTGCTGCCTTAACTTGTTTTGTGTATGCCATCGCACGAGCCAGTGCTTTAGTATAACGAGATGACAGTGAGTCATACAGGTTATCTTCAATAGCCTCTTCAGTAATTGAAAAGCCCATTGCAACTGTTTCGTGTGAATAGCGAGCGGTGAACGCCTCTTGTGCATTGTCATATTCGATGGCAGAGCCTTCGTTTTTGACTGGTGCTGCTGAGAAGCCCGATAATTTGGTCTCCTCTTCAAAAGATCTATCAGAAGTCTCTGATTCAAAGATCTCTGCGTGTTCTTCACCGTACTTTGCGTACTCCAATCCGAACAAAGCGTTCAGGCCGGGAAGGAGTTCTTTAAGTAGTTGTGCGCGTGAAATAGCCATTATCTACTCCTCCTTATACGCCAGCGGTTTGCTGATAACGTTGATAACCCTGTGTAAGTTTAACAATAAACTCAACAAAATTACCGTCACTATTCTTGGTGTCAGGAACGACATCAACAACGGTGATAGGCAGGATTGTTGCTACATTGTTAATAAATACACCCATACGACTGTTACCTGACGCTGTTACACCAGTGTTAAGCACAAGCTCCGCATTACAGGAGATTGCATTAGCACGGCTTACAAACGCAGGAAGCAGTCCTGAAGAAGCGCCATCAGCAGTGGCACCTGTACAGTTTACTACTTTAAACAGTACATTAGGGTCGTCACATACATATGCCTCAATATCGTCGGCTACTATGCTGCCGGGATAGCTTTGGCGAAATGTCAACTGGTTCGTATTAGGATCAGTGTAACTTACACCCATAAACACACCAATAACACCGGCCACTACAGAAGTATTGTTCTGCAATGTGGTGATAATGATGGTTCCATCGTTCTTATACTGCACCACATCTCCATAGAAAAGGGCTGTGCTGTAGTTTGAAGCGATGGGGATCTTACGTGTAGAACCCGCATAGCTATGACCACCAATCATTCCGATTGGGCGGAGGCCATATGGGGCATCAATGGTAGGATATGCCATCTATTTGTCTCCAGATAACAAAGGTTTTTAAATTAACCCCCCGAGCCAAAAGTAACTTTTGTTTTACGCTCATGAAAGAGCGGCATCCGAGGATCGTTTTCTCTCATAAGGTTGTTGTCAACTGACTGCATCTGGCCTTGCGTTTGTTGTTCGTAATACGCCGTGCGTTCTGCAATAAGTTCTTCTGGAGCTTTACAAAGAATAAGACCACCAATTACAACATTATCTTTGAACTTTTCGTTCTCAATAGTAACTACTGTAATTTCGGGGTGATCTGAAGCTTTTACAGGCTCCCAACCTTCACGAAATTTTGAAGAAACATTAGTGGCGTCAGTTTGCCCCTGCGTGGCGACTCTAATCCAGCGAAATGCGTAACCCGGCTCGGGATTCGGTGAGGGCAAGGTCTCTGGCCTTTGCCAAGCTCTAGTACGGGTCGTTTTTTCACGAGTGGTCTGTTCACGTTCTATACGGTTTTCAGCCATTAGTTTTTCCTCATTTCTTCTGCAACCTTTTGGGCGTATAATTCTAAGGGAACTCCAAGTCGTTTAGCTATAGCTACTTGTGTTTGCGTTAGTTTGACCTTTTTAGGTGCTACGCTCCGCGTTGCGGGAGCAACCACATTAGCTTGTTTCGGCTTCTCAACCTCTACTTCCTCTGTAGTGTCCTCAAAATTATCTGGGAACACTTGGCGCATACGAGCGTTTAACTTCTCGTAGTAGTCGTCGCTTCCGATAACAACGTTATCTTTAGCTAGTTTATTATGCACACCCATGGCGAAACTTGTCATTTCATCGTCAGATCCAAACCACGGATTGGACGATGCCCACTCTGTAGCTTTTGGATCTGCCACCGGTTGGGTGGGTTCTGGTAACACATTAACAGGAGTTTCTTCTTCCTGTAAAGCCGGAAGTTTGAAATTATTTATCCTATCAGCTTTAATCTTAACAGCGGTTAGCTTTTCTTGTGCTTCCACGACTGCTTCTGCGTCACCAGACTCATATGCTTCCTTATAACCTGCTTTAGCAGCATTTATTTCAGCCTCGACAGATTTTTTAGCTTGATCAAGCATGGTTGACTGATTTTTACCAACCGTGCCTTTTAATTCTTTGTTTTCATCAACAAGGCGTTGAGCAAGTGATTCTAACTCTTGTCTTTCGCGCTGTGCTTTTTCTTTTTCACGACGTTCATCATGGTAGCCTTTACTGAAGTGCTTAATTCTGTTGCGAACTTTATCAGAGTATTCATCAAGTTCTTCATCAGTGACATCAGCTGGCGGCTCAGAAGCTTTGCGGTTTCTATCAGCTTCTGGAGTATCATTAACGACTTCAATCTCAAGTTGGTCATCATTATTATTATCTGCACTCGCAGGTTCTGGGTCAGACTTCTTAGCTGCTTTACCAGAAACATCAACTTCAATTGCATCTGAACTCTCCACTTCTATTTCTGGTTTTGTACCTTTTTCATCAGGAAACTCATACTCAACTTTTTGAAACGCCATTATTAACTCCTAAACTTTGCAAATTCCACGAGGGTCAGGAATGACCGCTTCTATAGAATCGTCGTTCATCAAACGAAACTCTTTGCCGTTGACCTTAAAACGAGTGCCAGTATTCATACGGAACATCACATAGTCACCAACCTTACACCATGCGCCTGTAGGGAATCGCTCTTTGTCGCTATAGGCGGCATCACCCATATCAATGACTACACCCATAATAGACATGATGTATTCTTTGTGTTTTTCACTGTCAGTTTTTAAGAGAGTGCTACCCTCGTAATAATCACTTATATCAGGCAGTGCTATCAATAAACGATAGCCACAAGGTTTAGGTAGTTGTGCGTCCCAATCTTCGTCAGGAGTAATTTTTTTAACTGCTTCAGTCATCATCATCTTCCATATAATTGCGCGAGAGGTCTGTTACATAATTTTTGCAGGCATCTAGACCCCGTATCATGCCCGTTATCTCCTTGTACTGAGGGAAGTCTTTGGCTCCGCCCCCTCCAAGAAACTGTAATGCTGTAGATTTATCTTCATCTAGTTTTTCAATAAGCACGTCAAAGACGGTTTTAGCCATAGTTAGTCTCTTTTAAGTTGTGTAATTATTTTAGATGCTTCCAAGTTGGTTTTATCTTTATCTCTTCTTTTTTCAGCCTGCATCTTTACGCCAGCTTTTTTAGCGTCAATACCAATCTCTAGTTTATCAAGCTCCAACTCTCGCTCTTTAAGCTGTGCATCTGCCATATCTTTAGTGAGTTTGCGTTTCATATCTTCCTGTCTGAGTTGTATATCCGCAGCATCTTTCTGTGTTTTACGCTGCACTTCTGCTCCTTTGATCTGCATTTCCTGTTGTTGGAGCTGGAACACAGGGTCTTGCGCTTGTTGTTGTGCAGCCTGTTGAGCCGCTTGCTGTTGATTTGCCTGTGTAAGTTGTTTGCCAGCCTCTGCAACAACGCGTGCAAGCTGTATTTCTACATCTTCTGGAAGCTCTTCGTTTGGTGCTGGTAGTGGTGCGCCAAGCTTTTCTTCTATCTGTTTGCGATACTTGAACCCTAGATGCTCTGCAATGTGAGCCTGTAATGCCATCATTATCTGTTGCGCTTGTGGATTCTGTCCAATCATCTGAGCAACTTGTGGATCTTGCATAAACGACATGTGTGCGCCAATGTGAGCATCATGATCTTGGTAGATAAATGCTTTCATCGGCTTACCGATCAACGCGTTCATATTCTCGCTAACAGGATCTGCCGGTTTCAGGTCTTCCTTAAGTGGAACAAGTTTATCTGCGTTCTTTACTCCAAGAACTTCAATCATCTGCCTGTGTAATTGTGGCAGGTCATATATCTGCGGAGCCTGTGACGACATCTGTAATACAGCCTGATACTGCACCACACGCTGTGCCATGGTAGAACTGTTAGGGTCACTAACAGGAATTACATCCACCATCATATAATCAGTCTGACGAGCAGATACCTCTCCCCGTGCAGGCTGATACGAATACTCGGCTGACGCGTATTCTGCCATTAAAGCTTTAAGGAGTTTAAACTCCTGCTTCATGGCGTAATGAACACGGGCTTGTACTGCAGCCATAGGCTTTAGTGTACGCTCCAAAAGCGCCAGCGTTGTGCCTACCGGTGCGTTAGCCGACATGTCCGATATGTTCATGTCACTGATCGCGCCCAGTCTGCGGCCTTCGTTAGTGATTTTATCCAGCAATGCCAGAAGTGTCTGTGATGGTTCTTTGTAAGGTAGCGGCATAATATTGTCGCGTATACTACCTGACGGTACATCAACATCCTTGAACTCACCCGGTTCAATTGGAGTGTCATCCCCCTTGATACGCAGCCCACGGGACTTTAATCCACCGGGCAAATTAGCGAGCGTACCGGCATCGACAAGTTGGCGTATCAAGGAGGTTCCTGCTCGTGCATACCCACCGATAATATGGATAAGTCCGAGTCCATAAAAACCAAAACCCGGTACATAGGCATAATGTACGAAGTGTTGGCGCTTTAGCATAAGTGTGTCTTCAGAGTTCCAGTTTCTGTATATAGACAGAATCTCACCTGAACCACGTTCCAGAGTCACAACGTAAGGTTTTGCAATCTCATCGTCTGAATCATCAAACCCCTCAATCACAAGATCAGCATGTATTTCATACAGCGCATATCTGTCATCATCGGTAAGAGAATAACCACCCTCTTCAGCTTTACGTATCTCAATGTCAGAGTGGTATGGTTGCGGATCGCTTAGTTCTATATCACGGTAAAATCTGCTAACCTGTAATTTCTTAAGTTCATTTTTTGTCTTACGCATGACGTGAGTAACACGCTCTGCAGTCTCAATGTGAGATGCACTGTAGGGGACAATGCAATCCTCTGCAGGTATAAACAAAGCGACCTGTCGTCCTATATTAGGGTCGTGATAAACTTTCTTAAACGCGGAACCTGCCAGTCCAAGGCTGTAGAGCAGGCGCTCATGCTCTGGACGATACTCAATCATGTTCTCTGTCAACTCGTAGTTCATGTCAGCTTTGACACGGGCAGCAGATTCAGTCTTCTCTTTTGTCTCTTCGCCAAGAATCTTGGTCTTCACCGGCCCCATGGCAGGAAACGTCTCACTCATAGTCTCTGCTTGGAATCTTATGGCTGCTTCTGCCAACACTGTAGAGTAAACTCCACAGGCGCCTTCCCAAGGATCAGTACGCTCTTCATACTTGAATCCTAATACATCAAGACCTTTAACGAATGTATCCGCCCACTCAGTGCGGCTGTCCATGTCAGAATCTATCAGACCAACAAGTTCGTCAGATAAAGACGCTAGGTCGTTATCTTCCATAGCTTCTGCCAGATTACCATCGAACGGTACATCTCCAGATTCACTACCCGGAATTATTGTTATCTCAACGCTACCATCATCCAGAGTCACCATCTCAGGATTTACGATCTCAATCTCCAGATCCGCAGATGGCATAGCACCTTCTGGTAAATCTTCATCTATACCCATTGGAGCTTGGTATAGTCCTTTTTCAACTGCCATGATATTGACCCCTAATAATATCCGCTACTACGACGCTTAAAGTACCGTTGCTCTTCTGGCTCGTCACTAGGCAGACGTATAAAGCCTCCCTGACGAAACCTCATGAGAGCCATAACAGTTGCATCAACCAAGTCATCATGACTCATAAACGGAAATCCTGCAATCTCTTCTACCACTTCTTCAGCCCAACGAGTCTCTGGAACCCAGCAGAGTCCAGATGCCACAATATCTGATACAGAGTTTAAACGAGCCAACTTATCTCCTGAACCTCTGTGTGGGGTATATTCTTGTACGGGTAATCCAGACCTACGCATCTCCTGATACAGAGCCGTGCCAGAACTTTTCTTCTCAACGATGAACGCGTCTGGGTCCCACTCTTCGTATTCTTCCATAGCAAGTTCTTTGAGTTCTGGGAACTCCATACGCCTCTTTATGCTGTTTAGCAATATAATATTATAGTTGTCCTCTTCTTCATTCAAAAACACACCCCATGTCGTCAATGCTGTGTAATCAGCACGATTGTGTGTTTCTGCTGCCGCATCTAGAGACATGATTACGTATTCACACTCGGGCGGCTGCTCTTCTTTCCATATACTCCACCACTCACGTTTGACCAGTGAGGCTTCTTCTGCCGTAGGTTCCTGCTGATACTGGGCGTTCCACTGAAATGCTGGCATAGATGCCTTTGTGCGTAGTAACGCGTTAAGGTCAAAGAACTCAGGCCACAGTGGTTTCTGCTCTGATTTTTGTGTTTTCTTGTTTACGGTATCCAGTATAGCAGGAAACTCCATGATCTCATACTGATCAGCTCGTTCGTTCTGCCCCATGTCTCTGGTCACACGCCCAGTCAGGTCATCCATATGCCAACGTGTCTGTATGATAGCCACACGGCCTCCCGGCATCAGTCGTGTCCGCGCTCCGAAGGTGAACCACTCATATGCTTTTTCAAATACTTCAAAGTTTCCGTTAATGACATCTTGTTCGGAATGGGGATCGTCAACGAGCAGGAGGTCAGCACCACGACCAGCAATAGAGGAGCCAATACCACACGCATAATACTCACCTCCTGAATTAGTATTCCATCGTCCTGCAGACTTTGAATCTATAGCCAGCTTAACAGTAGGAAATATAGAATTATACTCATCAGTAGATATCAGGTTACGAACCTTACGTCCAAAGTCTACCGCCAGATCAGTGGTGTGTGACACCATCATAACCTTCTTGTTCGGGTTACGCCCTAAGAACCAAGCAGGGAAAAATATAGAAACAAGCTGCGATTTACCGTGTCTGGGAGGTATATTAACGCATATTCTGTCTTTTTTACCCTCTGCAATGTCCATAAGCATGTCTGCAAGCATCCTATGGTGCTTACCGACGATATAATCAGGCTGCATACGCTTACAAAACTCAATCAGGTCGTCATACGCCGCCTTATTAACCCTTCTAGAGTCCAACTCATCGACTAACTTATCAATCTCTACAATTTCGTCTACAGTATACTGATCTAGGTTGTCCAGCATCTGCTGAACCTCATCTTCAGTAAAATCTACAGCTAACGCAGATGTCACAATGATGTCTCTTTCTTCGATTCAGGCTCTGCGGGTAGTATTGCTTCTTCGCAATGTACAACTAACTTATAATATTCGTTACTTTCGCGCCAAACCCAGTTTTTAGCCATGGCATCGCATTTTTCTATGGGCATAAGCATGTCTAAAACTATATTATTACCCACATATACCCATTCATTCTCTGCTGTGAATCCCCAAATACTTACAACCAGTAAAAAACTCTTCATTCCTCGTTCTCCAGTCCCAATTCAGCGTCAACATCCAGAACTTCGCCATCTATTACTATGGCTTCTTGTATTCTTTCTTCTGATGTACTCAGCTTTTGTAGTTTTTCCCGTAATTTAGCTCGTAAATCATCGGTGGACTGGTGTGTAATGGTCACTTCGGACTTCTCTGCAAACAATCCAACGTCAGAAATCTTACCCAGTAGCTCCAAAGCACGTATCCGCACCCTTGGATCTGGATTTTCTGTCTCATCTATGAGCTTGTTAGTCACCAAGTGTCGTACTTGTAACGCACTCTCGACTACTGAATGGCCAAATTCCTGCAAAATGTTGTTTGTAAGCACTAGAGATGCCGGAGTAAGTGTCGCTGCACGCTTTGTGGTAACTTTTTTAGACGTGTTGTCAGGGTTATCAGCATATGCCGTAACCAATTTAGCAGCGATATCCTCATCTTCTTTGGTAGGCTCTAGGTCTACGCCATGGTCAGCGAGTTCCTTGGCGGTTTCTGATGCCGCGTCAGTACGTTGCTTCAAATCCATAGGTGGTAACTCTTCAGGAATTGCCACACCTAGCTCTGGTTCCACTAATATACTCATGTTTTTTCGCAGGTTATTAACCGTTCGTATCAATCTATATAGTAAAAT